GTCCGTCAGGTCTTTTATTTTTATTCCTGCTTCAGTTAAACCTCCTTTAGAATCTAGGGATCGAAAAGCTTCTTTTAAATAAGAAAAAGCCATTCCTTCATTATTTTTTGGAAGCTTTCCTTTCTCTTGGGTTTTCTTTAAAACTTCAAAAAACTTTCCTGCCGGACCTGTAAAATTACCTACACGTTGTGCCAAAGTAAATTCATCGTCCTCATCTTCCGCTTCTTGTATTTTACTTATCTTTTTACGTGCTTCGCCCATAGCAATGCGAGCTTCCATACTACCAAAAACTTGTCTTCCGTTTATGTTTAGTTTCTTAGCTTGCGATATCATGCCGAGTGCTGTGTCAATATCGGTTGCCATTGCTAGGTTTAATCCTTGTATAAAAGTATTATTAAATACTCTATTTATTTCTTCTTTTGAGTAGCCGTCTGCTGTGTATGCTTTTTGCATACGAGAAAAGTATCCTTTTAAATTTTCTGTGCTTTCCCCTACAACTACATCACTAAATTCATTTAACCTTGTTTCTTCATTAGCAGCCCTCATGTAAGCTTGCTGCTTCTTCTCGTATCCCTTCGTAGCACCGGTAAGTACCCGAGTGGATAGCTCACTTCCAAGTAAGTTCTTTACTCGAGAGCCAAAAGCGTTTCCTTCAAAATACTGTCCTATCTCCTGATCTAAAGAATTAACTTGTTCTTGTACATAAGATTGCACTTGTTCGATAGGCGTAGAGTTCCTTATAAATTCGTCGAGCTTAGTTTCTAAGTTGCTTTCTAGTTCCGCATACTTCTGTACCCCGGTAGTATCAAACCATCTCTTAGCGGCTATCTGGTGAAATGCTTTTTGAAATCCTAGTTTACCTAAAGCTCCCCCGGTGGGTGCCGGAATCTTACCTTCGATAATGTCGTTTATTTCTTGGCTAGAAAGTTTCTCGGCAGCATCTTTTCCTCGTTGCATATTGATGTTACTCGTCTGCCCGAGGATGTTACTAAACTGTGCTAGAGATCTTGATAGTCTCATAGCGGAGTTATCTTTGAGAACACCGGGAACTACTGCTTGATTAGTTCCGCCGACTGCCTGTATTGAAGGAGTAGCCGAAACTTTCCCAAGATTTAAATTTACTTGTCTTCTTTCTGCCATTGTGCTTATTCAAAAAGTCCTGAGTTGTATAGAACGCCGTAATTACTTAAACCTGTTTGCAGTCCTTGTGTGACTGTCCCGAGGTAATCCGGTTGTGCTATTGGTTGATTAATTCGAAGCATATTCCGACTGAATCCGAGTCCTGCTTCTCGTAAAGCAAGTTGCCTGTTTACATCAGTTAGTTGTGCTTGTCGTTGTACTGAAAATTCATATTCTGCCTGTTGTCTTGACAGATCACCGAGCAAAGCGTCGACACTAAGGCCACTGACCCCGGCTTCTCCTGCGGCAGTTCTAGCAGTAGCCCGAGCCTCCATAGCTCTCCTAGTTGACTCCTCGATGTTTTGGGATCTCGCTATTGCCTCTTGCTGTTGTTGGGTTCTCATTGCTGAGACTTCTGCAAGATAGCGTTGTCGTTCTTGTCTCGAAGCGATTGCTTGAGCTTCTCGTTGGGCACTTGCTTGTTGGCTTTGTCCTATGAGTGACGAGGCGGTACTAGCTGCTCCGATGATTGATGAGGCAATTAATGGGCTACACATATTTTTCGTCGATTACGTCTTTGTTAATTAAAATAAATTGATAAAATGGTTCTCCTTTTATAGAGAGTTTTTGGGTAAAACTTGCACCTACCCACTCGAGCCATCGGACAGCTTTACGATTGTAACAATGTACAATGTTTCCTGCTGCTCCTCCGGTGATTTTTAAAAGTTCTCTTATCCAAGTCTTCGAGTGTTCTACAATATCTCTCCTCGCTACCTTGGGAAAATCCTCGGTTCCTAAGAGCCATATATAAGGCATCTCCTCGTCTTCCCCTATACCAAACATAGCAAGAGGCTTCTTGTCTTTATCGGTCACTGTAAGAGTTACCCGGTCATGCTCGAAGCACAACATAAGGGCTTCCCTTGGTTTGTAACCTAGAGCCATACACTCGACCTTATCAATACTCCGAAGCTTATCTGCAAGATAGTCGGCGTGATCCGGATGTGCGTCGATGATATCTATGTTTTTATATCTGACTATGGTTCGATCAAACACGTTTACTACGGGCATGGATAAAGGATTCAAACTCGGCAGACTGAAAGTTCCCCGGCAATGCCGAGTCATTTATTATTTTTATTTGGGTATCCCTAGCTGCCGACATTATAGGGAACGAGAAAGATCCGGATTCAATCGGTAGAGTTCCGATAGTTGTAGATCCTACTATATTACTTGTGAAAGTGTTTGTGTAAGTTTGACGAGCTTTCGGTGTCACCTCTACTTTAAACGAGGCAGTATCATCAAAGAATATTGTACCACCTTTGAGGAAGTGTCTTTGATATCCCGAGGGACTTGTATTTCTGTTTGCTCGTTGCTTAAAGAGTTGCTCCGAGAAAGTGTAAGACATTTGATATTTAATGCCTAACCAAACAGGAGTTCCGTTGTAGTCAGAACTTACAGTTACCGAGGTACCGTTAACAGTACAGGGTATTATAGCTCCTGCTTTAGTGCTGCCATGTTCCCTCGTATATAATTGTATTTCATCTCCAGATTCGGGTACAAAGGGAAGAGCTATAGAACCTCCTCCTATCGTGCCTTCTGTTCTCATATCGAGATAGGTATTGAAAGATGTGTTGGCATCCGTCAATTTCTCTTCCATAGGAAGCTTTACAAGTTCCGTCTTGCCATTCTTAGCTGCGACAATATACAAGTCACTATCTACAAACTCTATTCCTCGTATGTTAAATGGGAATGTAAATTTACTCCAACTAGATAAAACTTTCTGGTTACCTTCCCAATAGTATTTATAGATATACATATCTTTAGTATCCGAGGAACTAACGAGACATATAACATTCTCCGCTGTGGACCCTGCTATATCTAATATGTTTGCCGGGATGTACTGCGGAACGTGAGAAGTCACCTCTGCGGAATCATAGTTGTCCGTAGAAGCATTTACAGTAAACTCTCGAAGACCTGTGAAATTACCTCGAGTGAAGGGAAAATATAAATAGCTACCGAGTTCAAGAGGTGTTGTACTTGTATCACTGTCATAGTTAGTAATAGGAGTTACCGAGACAGTCTTAGGTGTCAACAAGTCTCCTCCACGAAGTACAAACTGTCCTCGTTCTCCGAAGAGTATAAGGTTCTCTTGAAAGCCTACCGCCGAGGAAAGCTTGGTAACTCTCTTACTGGCTACGTTGATGTCTATCGGATCAGAGTCGAGAAGGGATCTTACAGTGGTCCGGAAGAAATTAAAATATTCCCCGGCTTCCGACATAATTATGCTACCCTCCGAGAGAAACCCTAGTCGGTTCTTAAAGAAGAACATATTGGAAATCTTACGATCCCCGGTTGTTGCCGTGCCGCTAAAGAACGAGGGAAAAGGATTGCTGTCGGAATCCCCTACCTGTTTTGTATTCCAAGTAGCCGCCGACAAATTAAAAGTATTTTCAGCGGTGTTGACGAGCTTATAAGGAAGCGTCGTGTTATTTAAAGTTGTAAATTCGTCAAAGCCTACGTCTTCAACCCAACCCCCGTTGCTTATATCGGAACCGCCGGAATCTGTTTCAAACTTTACATAAAAATCATCTTCATTATCCTCGGCACTTCCTCGTACTTTAACTTTGAAATCGTTCGGAGCTATGGTCGGCAAGTCTGAAATAGAATCTACTTCTTTATAAACTACCCCGAGGGCTGATCCCGACTTACTATCGAAAGCTGATATCTCGAACTCTACATCGTCCGAAGAACTTATTTCAAAGACATATTGCTGATGGTTGACCTTGCTCGATTCTATTATTTCACTGTGGTTTGAGTTGTGCGGAATTGAGTTATAAGTACCTTGATTGGTATCACTTGAAACTTCAGTAACATCCCCAACTGTTAGCTTAGTCGTATTAAATCCGTCGTATCCGTTGAAATTAGGATAACTACCAGATTGCTGACCAGAAGGTACAGTTGCAAAGTTACGTAAAGCCCTATATATAGTATCTCTTAAATCTTTAGCTATTAGTCCTGCACCGACGGTAAGATTAGTAGACCCTCCGCTTTGATCTAGGGTTTTAAAAGAAGCATTAAATTCATGCAAGGTAGTGCTTAGTGTCCCACTCGTAACGTACGGTGTTCCTGTGGGTAAGGAACCATTAAGAAAATAGGATAGTTCATTATTATTTGTACCTGTTGTAAAAGTAGTCCCATTGTTTAAAGTTCCACTAGTGTAATACTTAGTCTTTATCCTTATATTGTACTCAGTCGAGTAGTCCCCTTTCTTAATAAACACTAGAGCTTTGTTAGTAGTTGACGAGGTGGTTATAGCGTCACTTTTAGTTGTAGCTCTATTTATAGACTTCGAGGTATTAAGGATGAATGTAGTGTCCCCGACTGTTAAAGCTTTAAGAATATCTTTTGGTTTAGTTCCGGGAGGTACATAGAGATAATCATTAACTGCGAAAGTTGCCGTGCCTGTTAAGGTGACTGAATCGTAGTCAATTATATTAAATATTTCCGCTACGTTACTGTGTATAACAAGTACATACTTCTCGTTCTCGTCCCGGTTGATAAAGTGAATAAAAGCACCGTCTGCTATCTCGGAATTTATTAAGTTTGTAAGGTAACGAGTGTTAGGGCGTTTCTTCAAACCATCCGTAACTGACGATAAAGCGTTTATCTGTTCCTCGCATTGTCCATCGAAACGTAGAGTAGCCGGTTGTTGACTAACTCCCTGCACGAGATTGGGGAGAGAAGTATTAATTAAAGGCATTAGTAAGGATTATAATTTCTGTTGATACCGATCCTCCGAGCGACATCAAAGTTATCAAATATTGTTCTGTCGGAATTGTTGTTATCCGAGTTTTCTAAATTAGCTTTTGCCGCAAACTCATCACGTATGATAAGTGCTTCAAGTTCCCTCGAGCCTACTAGTCTTGATTGTAAAGAACGAGCAGCCCTCAAGGTTATGTATCGCCGAGCTTGTTCCGGTAAACTATCCCAATCGAGATATTTAACTACCGTAACCTTTATGTCCTCGGTGAATACACTGGTGTTGTTTTTTCTATCAAATAAGGAACGCCCTCTCTGTACGAGGTCCACGTCCTCAGTACCATCGTGATCCACTTGGAGAATGTTCTCGTCAAGCGTAATGGTTCCGTCGGCTGCATTACCTGTCAAAGTAATATCTGTCTCGGTGTTGAAGTGCCATCCTTCGCTTTGTACTTCTCTCGATGTTTCCTCCAAGATTGTAACGGCGTTTGCTGCTGACACCGGGAGTTCCGAGGTATTACTGATGCTGTTTACCGGGGCTTCCCCAATGTAACCAAGCATGACATTACAAGCTTCTAGCTTTGTTGTAAGTGTAGCCATAAAATTTTAAATGTATTTATAAGTGAAAAGAAAAAGGGCGAGGGAACCTTTGTTGATTCCCCCACCCAATCTCTTGTGATGTTTTGTTGTTTACTAACTTTTATAATTAGTTAACGACCTTGACGCACGCACCTTGTCTGAGGAAATTGTGCCCCATTGCGTACTTAGCGACCAAGAGAGTACCTTGTCTCTGAACGCTGTAGTCCATGTCAGTCGCAAGATCGAGCAACTTAACTGTACCTACACTGCTCTTGTGTCCTCCGATGAAACGGAGAGTTGAAAGGTCAGCGTTGTATCCGTTTGTTGCTGATGCTCCTGCGTCATCGAACGGGTTGTTCTTGGCGTTGTCATCGTCTTGGATTTGAGATGCGTCTGCAACTGCGATATCCTTAACGTGGTTGGACTTGAAGATCTTGATTCCTGCAACCATAGGTACGTTACCTTGGGCAATAGAACCAACTCCGCCGTAGTCCTTGTTAAGAGCGATGTTACCAGAAGCATCACTGATAAGTAAGTAGTAAAGCTCTGGAGGCAGAACAGCAAAACGATCTCCGTCATCCGGAATATCATTTTTGTCTAATTCCTCGGCAATGTTTACAATAGCGTCAACCACTTTCTCACCAGTAGCGGCAGAGAAACCTCCAAAACCAGTGATAGAAATACCTGCCGGTTGGTCGGTAGCCGCTGAAGCTCCTGCTCCTGCAACGAGTGTTTTCATTACGGCAAGGTCGAATCTCTTAGCGAGTGCCTTACCTAGTTCATTTGAGTAAATACTTCTTAGATCGAAGTGATTTCTCAAGCTGTCAATGTCAGCAATGAAGGTTGAACTTACAAGAAGATCATCGATTGTGATGACTTTCTCGCTGTGCTTAATCTTACTGAGGTGATTGGAACCTGTATAGATATCCTCACCGGCAGTTAAATAAGCTGCCCCGGCAACACCGGTTACAGGGAAGGAAGCACTTTTTCCTTCGCTTATAGTTCTTACTGTGTGAAGCTCTCGCATCACGTTTGCTTCTTCAAAAGCAGATAGCACCTCTCCAGAGAATACTTGGAGGAACAACGCATCTTTATCTGATCCATTGTCTACGCTACCGGCTCTTGGTATATTTGCTCCTATATCAGCCATAATATAATTTACCTTTCTTTATTTATTTTTTGTTTGTTGTTTTCTTCTTTGTTAAACAACGCACTCCAATAAACTTAAAAAGCCTCTAGTAATTTGTCCTTGTTATTGATTGTCCCTCGCAAGGGGTCGCACTCGTAACAAACCTTTCGGTCTATTTAGTGTTCTTTGTTGTGTGTTGAAATCTTTATCTCCTGTGTTCCAATTCATTTACGTATCTAAGGATCTCGGCGATTGTTGCCTTTTCCGGGGCGGTGAATGAATGGACTTTCAGTTTCGAGATGAAATGGGGAATCCTGCTCTTCGGAGGTTTCATCGTTATACAGCCACTCATCAATGAGATCAGTGTTATGCTCACGATTACGCTTATAAGCTTCCTCTTCATACGCTTCAACGACTTTGAAAAAATACTCGCATACCCTCGGGAAGTTAATCAGAAAGGTTACAAGTAGTTTTATCATAAGTGTCGTTATTGTTTTGGTTTAGCTTTTCCGATGTTAAGAGCGAGCCAGTTGATTAGCTTCAGTGCGATTGCTGTTATCTTGTTATCTGTCTTGTTAGGTGTCAAAGCACTTACAAGAGAAGCTAACGTAACAGTAGCCGTAGCAATAGCTATTAACTGCTCCTTATTTTCAATTATGTATGTTATCATCTATATTATTATAAGTTGGATATTGAAATTCTTTGTTCGACCTCTTTACGGTACGCCGGGTCTTGCCGGTATTCCTTGGTCTTCATGGCATCAGTAACTTGCGACATTGATTTAAAAGGCTGAAGAGCCGCTCCGGAAGTTGCTCCCTTTGCAATATTCACGGACGATCCCCCACCTTCACTCATATATCGAGCGTATAAGCCCTTAACTGCCATCTTTGCGGCGTTTGTTCCACCTGTTGCAACGATCTCGTCATAGCTATCGATTTCCTCGGATGGTAAGTTTGCACTAGCCCATTGAACCATAGCGTCATAATTTTCCTGTCCTCCAACAGAGTCGGTGATAGAAGCTATCTCGGCATTCATTGTTGCTTCTTGTCCTTTTACGTAAGCCTCGACGAACTCCCGGGGAATCCCGGCTTTCTCTAAGTCTTCAAAATTCTTGTCGGATAACTCTCCGTTTTCGTAAAAAGAATCGGAAGCTTCTTGTATGACATTTGATACCGCTTCGGTCTCCGAGGTAGATTCCGAGGTAGACTCCTCCGAGCTATCGGCTTGTTCACTTTGTTTCTTTTCAAGGTCACTATAAGCTTTTGCTAACGCTTCTGGAGTTTTAAATTTTTCTGGTAACCATTCTGGGCGTTCCTCGGTTTCTTCTTCTTGTTGTTCCTGTACTGGATCTTCCGGTGCTTCCTCTTCGGGTTGAGGTGTTTCTTCCCTAGCCTTTTGTTGCATCTCAAGCTCCTCTTCAAGTGAGGGGTTATGTTGCTCTTCAGCAGTAGGCTCGTTGATTTTTACTTGTTGCATATTAGTTTTTTTATTACCTCCGTTTATTTATTTTATTCGCTAGGTTCTAGCTGTTGTTGTTGTTGATCCGTAGCACTCTTGATAGCCGAGGGTCCGAGCTTCTCTGCCATCTGTTGCATTTGAGCTTGCTGTTGCTCCTGTAAAATATCTTCCTGAGATTTGATAAGCCCGGCAGTTTTGATACCGAGGGAAGTGGCTCGTCTTTTAAAGTATTCGTCGATGTTTACAAATGTTCCTATAGCCTGTGGACCTACTACTTGAGCAGCCCCGGCAAGAAACGCATCGAGCTTTTGTAAATCATTTCCTCTTCCTAACGCTTCAAGCCCGGTGATTACTACAGGCTTCACTAGATCACTCGGCAACTTCGGCATCTTCTTAGACTTTTGCATAACGTCCATGATGCGTTTTACGAGTGGAGTTTGTAGCTCATTAGAAAGTAGTGAATACAATCCACCGAGAGAACTTTCGAGTTCCTGAGATACCATACGGATCTCCTCGGCGGTTACCCTCTCAGCATTTCGAATTGCATTACTGGTAAGCAAGAAGCTTTGTCCGAGCCTGTCTTTGATTTGATTGATTGTCTCGGCAGCTACTCGGAAGTCATTAAATTTATTTAGCTGTAAAGTAGACACGTCGTTCGCCGAGCCACTAACGATAGCACCATTAGGACTCTTACTAAGATCCCGAGCTTTCGTAGTGCCGTTCGGTGAAACGAGGAAAAGAACTTTTGCCGCTGCTGCCGAGCCTTCGACAATAGCTTGAGTAAGTGACTCGAGACTTTGTAAATCGCCGAGCATATCCTCAATAAAAGATCTACCGTAACTCTCGCCGTCTACCCGGGAGAATCTTAAAGGTATATAAGGGTTCTTATCTAAAGGAATTAATCCCCCGGTCTTTGGTAAAAGAGTTCCGTTTATATCCTGCTTCAGTAACCACTTATCACCGTGTCGGCAAATAGCAGTAAACAGATTTACATTTTCAATGTCGGTGCTTTTAGAAATTTCTTTAGGATGCCCGATGACCTCTTTGATTTCATCGTCAAGTGCCGAGTAACTTAAAGTTTCCTTTGTGGCAATATATAAAACATTACCCATCGGATCTCTCTCGATAACAAAACGGTCCAGACGGAACACTCGCATACCCATTTTATCGTCGGTGTATATCAAGGCATTCCCGGTAACGATAAGATTTTTTAGGGCTTCGTGCAAAACGATACGATATCTTTCACGAGCTATCTCATCCATGATGGTGTCTTCAACCTTCTGTAATGCCGAGTCAATCTCCGAGATTACAGACTCCTCGGCTCCCTCCTGCTGTAGCTTATTTTTATCTACTTGTAGTCTGAAGAAGGGAGCGTTCGGTGGGAGAAGAGCAAGAAGAAGTTTAGATGCAAGATTGTTTGTACCTTTACTTCCTATACTTTGAAATGGTGTGTTAAGTCGAGAGCTAGTGCCGAAGCCTTCCTCGGGAAGCAAGTAAGGAAGAGTTAACCTCGCTGCTTGTCTGCCTCGATCAAGATAACTATGTCTATTGCCTTCAAGCTTTGTATATAGCTGCTCGGCGGTTTCGTTTGCGTAATTCATAAAAATTTTTAGTCAGGTTGTACCCAAGCCTCGTCTTCATCGGGGGTGCTTGGATCGTCAGCAACAAAGCGTCCTTGTTCATCCCTAGCTCTTTCTAGTGGTTGCTCTTCTATTTCCTCGTCTAAACTTGGAGGATATACCCAGTCACTTGGGAGCGAGGCTACAACTTCATTGTCGAGTTCTTCTTGAGTTAATATGTCTTTATCAACTGCCACAACTGTTGAAGAGATTACTTCAAGCGTTTCTGGATCTGTTTCTGTTTCCGTTGTTGTTGGTAACACGAGTGCTGCTCTAGGGTTCTCTTCTTTGCTTTCAACAACAGTAGAAAACCAGTATCGACTTCCAGTGCCGTTGAGTGACCAACTAAGTCCTCTCATGCCTCCTGCTTGTTGGCTACGAAGAAGTGCTTGAGCCTCGTTGTCATATATAATGTAAAATGGATCGGTCATAATTTTTTCTAGAAGAGGTTGTGAAAGTCATTAATATCTTTTTCAATGGAAACCCTATTGGTAGATTGATCGGTATCAAAAATAATTAACTCATAAATCTTACCTTCAAAGTGAAGGCTTCCCTGAGATATAGCACCAATAAATGCCGGATCTGTGTCGTTACTATTATTTTGTACCGAAGTAGAACCTTTTTCAACGCCATCTAAATAAGCCTTGTATCCGTTACTTGCTCCTGCGACAGCAGAAGCTAAGTGAGCGTTAGTGTCATCGGTCGATTGAGCCGTTCCAGAACTACTACCATAACTAAACTGAAAGTTTCCTCCTTGCATATTTGGGGCATACCATCTTTTAGTTCCAGTGTTCGTACCTAAAGCAAGTACCCATCCTGATTGATTATCATCATCACTCTTAAAGACAACAAATGAACTTAAACTATTTAAGTTAAGTGTATCTGAAAAGTCATCGTCCGAGAATATTAAAGAATCATCAGTACCATCAAACGCCAGTGCGGGGCTACTTCCAGATTTTACAAGCAACCCTTGCTTATAAAGAAGAGGCTGTCTTGCCTGAGTATCTTGAATAATATCTTCCCCACCAGTCTGGTTGTATAGCACGACTACTGAAGCGTTTCCTTCTCTTGCGGAGCCACTGGTCTTTTGGTACTTCTTGAGTGAGTTGGTGTTTAGCTGTGCCCCCCAAGCATACACTTCGTCATCTGTGGTATCAATTCGCAAGGTTATTGTGTGACTTCCTGCCGTTAACGTTGTGGCTCTTGAAAACCTTTGCCACTCATTCGTGACTGCTACTGTACTAGTCCCATCTGTAAAGTCTCCGATGCGTATAGTTCCTGTACCTGTTTTCCTCTTTAAATAAATTGAATATATGTAAGTACCAGTTGTAGGGACTGTAGCACTTATTGTTCTATGCTTAACACCTCCATTCGATCCTACTGTATCGGCTGTCGTTGCTCCATCAATAGGATTTGGATGTGTGTTTGGAGTTACAACCGCTGCGTTGCCCCATGAGTCAAAAGCCTCGGAGTGTGTGATATAATTCTCTCCGCCAACAAAATCACCAAGTGTTGTTTCGGTAAATGTTAGTCCATCATTGGAAACTACGGGGGTGCTGATGTATTCGGAAACTTCGGGTAA